GTAAAATGGTTAGATTTATTCAGGATTTATCATTATTATAGGTTTTTAGACCTTTTTAAATATAAATCTATTATAAATCCTAGTTATTAACCATTATTATTATCTTATAATTATAATAATGAACTCTTTAAAACAATATAGAGACCGCTGTTATATTAATTCGTTATTATGTGAAGGCTCATATAACTTTTATAATATGATTAATAATATATGTTTATTCCCTACCATATTGGGAAGTAGTATTTTAACCTGTCTTAATAGTAGTAATATTGAAAGTGATAAAATTAAATATACTAATATAATTATTAATGGTTCTATTACTATTATTTTAGCTTTAATTACCCAATATAAAATTCACGACCGAATAAGCATATTTAAAGCTTATCAATCTAAATTTACAAAATTAAACCATCATATAGAAGGATTAATTAATAACAAAAAAGAGGAGGAAATACCTAATGAAGAAATTGTTATAATTGTTAGTAAATATGATACATTGGTCGATGAACTACAATTTACATATCCTAACCATATACGAAAAAAAATAATTAAGAAATATGAAAAGTCTGGTTTAACTCTTCCTAATAGTCTCGCATTAGAGAGTAGTATTGTTATCATTAATTAAACATTCTTAATATAATTAGTTTGAATAACTCCGGTCGATGTTCCCATCGCTGCGGCGTCGTCTTTTAATTGTTTGCTCTCATCTCCGTATTTGGATGTGAGATACATTTTTCTCAACATTGATGCGCCTATTTTCTTTTTAAATATACGGTTTAATAATATCGTAATTGAATTAGTGTTCTTATATGGTTCATTGGTCTTTAAATCATTTAATAAGAAATCACCATCCTTTAATTTAAAGGCTTTAATATAATTGATTAATATTTGAAATAATTCTTCATTAATATTAATTTCTTGTTTATTGTATTTCTTAGCGGTTTTATAATTATTAAATATAAACATCTTTTTTTTAATATCTAAATAATTAAATTCATTGGTTAAACTATCATTATATTTAGTTGATATTTTTAATAGTTGATAATCCTTATTACGTCTTGGTGCTTGGAGATAATATAACGATAAGAGAACGAAATTCTGGTATGCTTGTTTGCTGTCTTTATATTTGTCTTTAAGGTCATTATATACTTGGTCTAAATCTTCTTTTTTAATCCAGTTTTCATTTTCTGTATCGGTCATTGTTGTCTGGTCTCTTAAATTCTTATTATAATCTTCAAGTATTGTTGAATATTGTTTATAGAGGTTCTCGAGCTTTTTTGTTTTATTATTATTTAAAGCACATTTTAAAACCGATGCAACAGCTATAATATAATTGCGTTGAGTGTTGGGTTTATAGTCTTTGATAAGGGTTTTAATATTTTCTATATTATTTAAGAAGTTTAAATTTTTAACAATATTATTATTATTTAATTTTTTTAATTTGGCTTTATAACTATCAAGCGAAGACTGGCTTAAATCCTTACATTTAAAAATTTCCTCAATATTCATTTATTTATTACATATATTTTTTTATCATCATTATTATTAAAGATGAATTTGAACCCTATTGATTTTAATTATATCGACGGAGAGAATATATATCCTCTTCAAGAATATGTTGATGAACAATTAAATAATTTGGTTAGTAATAAAATATATACATCGAATATTTATGTTACAACAACTAAAAAATTAAATGAAGTTATTTATTATTCAACATCTAATTTAAATATTCAAAATAACACACCAGCAGGAGAAATATATTTTAAAACTTATGCTTCTTATCCTGATGACATTAATAAAATAGGGACTATTATTGATTTTACCGGAAAGCTACAAGTATATCATAATTATAATGCTTTACAACCTACATTTACAGCTGGATATTATGACGTTGAAAGCGAATTATTACAATTAAAGGCAGATGGAATAAGCACCGATATTCAATTAACAGGACTAGAAGCGACCACAATCTCACAACAAGGACAAATAACAAATATTACAAACCAATTAATGACAGTAGAAACAAGACTATTTTTTATAACAGAAAGCATATTTGAAAATGCGACATACGAACAATTTTCAAATGTTTTAAGCAGTTGTAATTTTGTACAACTTCAAGACCGTTATGTATCTTTGCGTTCAACAATAAGACAAGACGCAAACAATATATATACGAGAGCTTATAGTAGAGGAATAATTATTTCTGCTATTTGCGGAGCTGCAGGGGCTGGTATTGCTGCCGTATCTTCTTTTTATGCATATCAACGAGCGTCAAATGTTCTTTATAGCAATACTGCAACAACAATAACGGAAAAAGACACGATTTATAATGCAGGTTTAAATGATGAAATTCAATCATATTCAAATTTTAGTATTTCAACAAGTAATTTAAATATTTTAAATGGTTTTATTAATTCTAATGTTGCAACTGCACAAATAATACCAAATATTAATACTTCAGCTATTACAATTAATAATACGGGTTCGGCTACATATTCATTAATTAATTTTAGTAATGCAACAAATAATTCAAGCGGTTATATTGGTTTGGGTGGTATTGTCAGTGGCTATCACAATAATAATTTACTTTATTATTCACCTAAGGCGCATATTTTCAATACCCCCGGACAAACTTCTCTTAGTATTCCTGCATTTGCGATTAATGCTTCTGCCTGTGTTGGCGTAAATATAAATCCCTCTGCTTATCCCTTATACCGGTTTTCAGTTGATGGTGATGTATATATACATAATGCAGCATTAAGAACCAATTCAATTATTTATAATGGAACTGAAATTTCATCAACATTAAATAATTATGTTTTAAAGTCTGGTTCGACGATGACGGGAGCCTTAACCACCAATTCAATTATTTATAATAGTCAAGAATTATCAACAACCTTAAACAACTATTTATTACTATCAGGCGGGACTTTATCCGATACATTATTATTTAATACTGGTTTATATGCAAACCCCGGACCATATCCGAATGGGTTTGATGGCGATAGAATTGTTTTAAACGCAGGTATCGGGACAAATGGTTATCCTTATTCGGTTGGAATTAATACCGATGTTTTCTGGCATTCCGCACCTGCTACTGCTTCATATAAATTTTATTCAGGTGCAACAAATACGGCGACTTTAAATAATGCTGGGTTATTAACTTTACCTTCAATTAATGCGACTACATCAATAACAACGCCTTCAATTATTTATAATGGAACCGAACTTTCAACAACTGTAGGGAATTATTTATTAAAATCAGGTGGAACGATGACGGGACAATTGGCAATAACGGCAAATTCTGCGAGCAGTTTAATCAGTCTTACAAATACAGGCACAGTCGGACAGGGAATATTACAAACAAATAATTTGGGTGGTTTTGCAAGATTAACTTATTACAATAGCGGGGCGGGGGGCTATTATACGGCAAATTATGTTTTAGAGGCTTCTTCAAATAGTGCGGCTATTATTATGAATACTGGTGGCGCTACATCGAATTCGATACCAAGATTTATATTAAATTCATCTGGTAATATTGGTATTGGTATTTCAAATCCTTCCAATAAATTAGAAGTTGCTGGTAATATTTCACAAACTGGTAATACATTTACTATAGGAAATTCAACAGGTGGTGTTATATTAAATTTAACAGATATAGTTAATGCAGCTTGGCAAATAAAAACTGGAGGATATAATTTAAGTTTTTTTAATAATGAAGGTGGGACTTTTTCAAATAGGGTTGTTTTTATGCGATATGGAAATGTAGGTATAGGAACTGATAATGCTGCTTCATTATTACATATAAAAGGCACAAATCCGGCACTTACGGTAATGGCACAAGGCGGTAGTGGTGCATCATCAACATTAAATTTAACCACTTATAATAATACAACAAATGCGCCCAATTGTTCTTTAAGCGCAACCGATACAGGAGATTACGGAGCAACTTTTCAAATTAAACAAAAATTAGCAGGAGCAGATACAAACGGACAATTTACATCATTTATTATGGATAAAGATGGAAATGCTGCTTTTGGTAATACTACTTACGCAAGCACCAAATTATATGTTAATGGTAAAGCAAGATTTGAAGATGTTGTGACTTTCACAACTGGAAATTGGAATATGTCACGCGACGGCGTTTATAGGACTTATTACGGTGCTAATTCAACATCATATTATTCATGTGGTAATGATGCTAATACATATGCCCATTATTTTATGAAATCAGCTACACAATCATATGGAGCAATTATGATAATGAAAAATGACGGCAATACTGATATATATGGAAATGTAATGATTAATGCTGCTACTCCATATTTAAATATTAAATCATCAAGTGAAGGAGACAAATCCATTATATATTTAGGAACTCCATATGTTTCTGGTTCTGCTTTAAAATGCGCAATTATTGCAGAAGGGATAAATAGCTATAGTAGGTCAAAATTACATTTTTGTTTAGATAATACAGCAGATAATAGCACTACTTATAATGCTTCATTAGCAAATTCACGAATGAATATTGATTACAATGGGAATGTAAATATTACTGGTTTAACAAGGTCAAGAAACTATCATAATTATGGGACTACTTTAAATTATAGGACCTCATTTGATGGAACTAATGGCCCTGGTTGGTATATGACAACAAATGCATGGTGGCAAGATATTAGTACTGTTTCATATCTTTGTGTTGCTATTACTTGTTTAGGTCAAAATGCAGTATGGTTTGGTCGTCTATTTTTAGGTCAAGGTGGTGGATTTTATCAGACAATATGCGATATGCGAAATCCTAACGGCGGAACCAATACAATCGATGTTGCCGACGTTTGGAATTCTGGTGGAGTTAACGCTCTTAAAATAACGATTAATAATGCCGTTTATGGAGGTCAATTTAATGTCAAATTTTCAGGATAAATAAATATTGTTATTATAATAATAATGGAAGACGAAGTAATTTTAACGGTCCGAGAAGAAATGAAAAAAGTTAATTTAATATTTACTCGTAATCGATTATTAGCCGAAAGCGATAAATATATGCTTTCAGACTTTCCAATAACTCCCGAGAATTTAGAATTAATTAAACAATACCGGCAGGAATTGCGAGACTTTACAATTAACGGTTTTATTATACCTGAAAAACCTAATATTTAAATTTTATTCTTTTTCTGCTCTAAAAAATATTATCTTATGATATTATTAGATAACAATAATGGGGGATATTACTAGTTCTTTCCCGACTTCGCTTTCTTATCGTATTCGCTCATTAGTCGGAAACGTTAGCCGAGTGGGAGTTAAAATGACACCTGACCGCACAACAGGAATCGCTCCTAATGATATTATAACCGTAAAGCTTCCTAATTCTTCAATTGTTGATTTACGAACTTTTAATTTCTTTTATCAATTTACAACATCAGGAACAACTGGCACTTTTTTACATCCTCGTTATGCTTCTTCGATAATTGAGCGAATGTCTATTATCATTAATGGTAATACAATCGATATTTTACCTGCTTATGCTTTTTTATATAATACTCTCATGGATTTAGAAGGTTCTTCATTTGACCAATTCTCGAAGCGCAATGTTGCTGAATGGTTTGACCCATCTTTAAAATTTACATCCGCTGACCCTACTTCAACTTCTGACGTCGTTTTAGTTGGTGACAACTGGACAAAATCAGGTGCGACTGCTCCTTCAAAGGTCGATGGCGCTATTACTCATTGGTTGGGTTTCTTGGGTTCATGCGTTCCTAGTTGCTTGGACACTTCTGATTTTGGTGACGTTTTCCTACAAATTCAATTTTCTTCCCAATATGTTCTCCCAGCTACTATTAACGCAACTTCACAAACACTCGCGGGAGGTTCTTTTACTCTTGATAACGTTTATGCGACCGTTGATGTCCTTTCTTTTGCAAGCGATGAATATTATTCTCTTAAAGCTTCTAAATTAGCCTCTTCAGGTCTTAATATCGGTTTCTATTCTTATTTAAATGCTCGTTTCGCTTCTACTGCTAAAAATACCGGTATAAATGTTAATTGGAATGTTTCCGCCAATTCTCTCGACCAGATTATTTGCACTTGTTGCAAAACCGACCAAAATAGCACATGGAAACCTATGATTGTTTATGGTTCTAACGATGCTGGCTCAACTGTTTTTAATATGGCTCAAATTGTTGCCGACCCGCTTGGAAAAGTTAATAATGTCGGTTCAATTCGTTCGGATGCTCTTGGCGACGGGTTCATGAATAGTTATTATTTTCTGCGAAATGCTCAAGCAATTAAAGAAAGCCGTGTTTCAATTAATAACCGTCCCCTAAATTATGGTTTTATAACTCCTAAAGAAATATTTATTGAAACTATGAAGGCGTTGGGATATAATCATATTGACCTCGGAACCAATGGAATTAATGCCTGTATATTCTCTCTTGTTCATTTCTGCAAATATTATTTCGCCCATATTGAAGACTTAACCATTCAAGATACTAAAGACTTCTGGATTTCAGGATTAAACAGCTTAGGCTCAACCCTTACTATTACTTGGGAGGCAAATTTTAACGGCGCTTCAAATTCTCAAACTTGTGTCCCTGTTCTTTATGCTCGCACATCTAAAATTCTTAATGTCCAACCTGGTCGAAATATTACCGTCATTTAAATATTTATCTTTGCGTTTAATTAGAAGATGGAAGTATTAAGAAATAACGGTACTTTTTTTAATATATTAAATCGTTCAGTCGCTAATGAAAATTTAGCAAAAAACACCCGCCTGCCATCGTTAGCGAATACTTATCAAAATGAACCACAATTTCAACAAGTTCAAAATTTAGCCAGAAATTATATGAGAATTGGAAATCAAAAATTCGCGGACCCTTTTGCATTTCATCAACGTCCAAATGATTTTTATTATAACGGACGCAGAACGGCTATTTTAGATACATTAATTTTAAATTCCGCCCGTGATAAGCCAGACGTTATAACACTAAACCCTTTAAGAGTTACAGGTTATTATTAAATTTTTTTTCTATTATTATTTTAAAGATAAAAATGAATAATGAAGAACAACCGAAGCAGAAATTAACAAGAGCTGAATTATTAGCAAAAGCTCGACAAGTTAAAGCCGATAAGCAAAAGGCAAGAATAGCAGAACAAGAAATTGAAGTAAATAATATTATTAAAGATGTTGAAAACGTAAATATAACGAAAACGAAAGCTAAACCTAAACCGGAAGCAAAGGTAGAAGTTACGGAATTAAAAAAAGAAGTAAAAGAACAAGAACCTGAAATCGTTCAAGAAATTGTCAGAATTCCCGCCAATCGTCGAAAGAAAATCGTTAAAAGAACCATTGAAATCGAAGAGAGCGAAACCGACGAAGAAATAGTCGAAGAAATTGTTAAAATTCCAAAGATAAAAAAAGAAGTTAAAATATCTCGTGACCAAATGAAGAATAAATTATATGAAGTAAATAAACAGCGGCTTCATAACGAATTATTCTCGTAATTATTATTAAGTAATGATTATAGAAAAAACAGTAGAAAATATAAATAATAATCCTATTAATATTAAAAAAAAGAATGTACCGCAAAGTACCAACAAGTCCCTTCCATCTCTTTTTAATACGTCTTTATATGTAGGTTCAAAAGGAACGGGCAAAAGTTATAAATTAACCCAACTATTAAAATTATATGAACAATCAAAAATAAAAGACGAAGACGGGGTTGAATATGAAATGCGAATAATTCTTATTTGTCCTACTGCGAGTAGCGGGGCCAACGAGGTATATAAAATTTTAAATTCATTAGACCAAGAAAACGACGTTCATTTAGATTATAGCGACGAATTAATAGCTGAAATTTTAGATGATATTAAAAACAAGCACACAGAATATGATGAGATAATTAAATATAAAAAAGCTTATGACAAATTTAATAAAATAAAAGAAGTAGAAAAATTAACCGATGAAGAATTGGAATTATTAGAAAGTCGAGATTTTATAAAACCAGATAATATTAAGCCTAAAGTCACATGGATTATTTTTGATGACCTTGTCGGCCTTGGTGTTTTTAATAAAAAAGCAAAGTCAATAATATCAAACTTAACAATTAAACATCGGCATTTAAAAACCAATCTTATATTTACTACTCAAAGTTATCGACAACTTCCGCCAGTCATTCGCAGCAACATTGATATTTATTGCATTTTTAAAAGTAATAGTTATAACGAGATTTTAAATAAAATTTTTGAGGATATATCGGGAGTAATTACAATGAACGATTTTATCGAATTATATGAACACGCAACGGACGAAAAAAACGATTGTTTAACCATTATTAATAATAGCATGGATAAACGAGGAATTAGATTTTATAAGAATTATAATATTGAGCTTTTTATTAAATAATTTTCTTTTTCTTTTTATAGATATGATTAAAAGTAATATTTTAAAAACGGTCCCTTACCCTGATGAATTCACCGAAGAAGATAAAATCGAATATGACCAATTATATGCGCAGGCTAAATTAATACATCCAGAAGTAGAAAAAGAAAACCCATATATTATTTATATTTCGATTATTGCCCATATTAGAGCAAAAAAAGGAATGGCCGTCGAATTTACCGACGAGGAATTATTAGCCGTTAGGAATTCATATAAATTAAAATCAAAGGTTGTCGAATGTGATGCACCAGAAGACCATTATATTTATGATAAGGAGAACAATCCTATGTATTTTCCGGCAACTGTTACAATTTCTTCAGATGATGATAAAAAACCTAATATAATATTAGAAAGCGAGGGAGCAAAATGTCAATAGATACTAAATATACATATAACCCTTTACCGTATAATATTACAGATAAAAATAATAATAATAATAGAAATGGCCTTTTGCCATCATACCAATATAAAAAGAAGCGAATAATATGGCTTAATACTTTTTACGCTACTTCGAGCATTAATAATGGTGCTACTTCTGGCGCTTGCATATATTACGAGTTCTCATTCGATATTCCGCCATTCCAATTATATAACCGGACCAACCTTAAAGTTGTTTCATATATTTCTAATGAACATACTACTCGTCCGTTTTATCTCAAAATAAAGAATTTGTTATATGATGCCGACACCACTTATTGCACAGATAAGGAAGCTTTCCCTTTATTATATGTTGCTCATTTGGGTGCGACTGGTATGCTTCCAAACAACGAATATTCATTATCATTAACGCCTCAATTAATTAATAATATTACCATTAAAATTAATGATAGTTTTATAAGTCGTGACACCGGTTTTAGCATTAACGTCACTAGCGGCGCTGGTCATTTCATTTTAGGTTTATTATTTGAGGATGATGATTTAATTTCGGATAATACCGTATCTCAATATAAATAATATTAATAATTAGAAGAATGACATTGACCCAAGATATTTATTATTGTAGCGAATTTAAAAAGGCATATGAAAGCAATTATAATTTTTGCGTTTTTTTAGATGTTAATATCGATATTAAAAATAATGAAAAACTCAAATTTAAATTAATTGACTTTTCGATTATGAATTCAATGCTTACTATTTCGAGCACTCATAATAATCATCAATTTAAAATCAAATATTTAAATGTCGATTATATAATAACAATTCCTGACGGTAGTTATACGGCCGTTTCGTTAAGAGATACCATCAATACAATTTTAACAGCTACTAGTAAGCCCATAGCGTTTAATTATAATAAGTCGATTAATAAATATTATTTGGTTGTTAGTAATGGCATCGTTGCTGGTAATCTCTTTTTTTATCCAATGAACTGCGCTTCTTTATTTGGTTTTACAAAAACTTCATATGAATTAATTTATCCTAATGAATATTATGGAGAAACCTTCGCAAATATGCTCCCTTATTCGAAAATTGTTCTTGTATCTGATATTGTTTTTGATACCAATGTTCAAAATAATTTTATTAATAAATATTCGGCTAATTCTGGTATGGGGGATATTATTTGCTGGTTACCCCGTGATATTCCTTTGTTTTCAACTATTAATTATTTTAATACTAGTAATCGAGAAATTGAAATATCCAATAAGAATATTAAATCAATCAATTTCGCAATAATGAACGAATACCAAGAATATATTCTCGATGCCCCTACTTGTTATATGCACTTTCAATTAATAACATATGATAGCACCAACTGGGTTAAACGTTTTTATAAATTATTAAATGATATATCATATTATTTATTATCATTGTATTTTAAAAAATAATCCTATCATATATTAGAAGAATGGATTTTATTGGGAGTGCTATTAATGCGGCCGAAAACCTGGGAACAGCCTACGGAGATTATAAGACCGGAAAGGCGGTAAGACTTGGAAATTATAAAGGGCCGGAGAATGTTAAACAACTTGGCCATTATTCTGCATCCGGAAAACAATTAGGTATTTATCATGGTTAAACCAATATTAAATTATTAGGTTCATTGGCATCACGATATATTATTATTTTTTTATAAATATTACATTCAAAATAATATTTAAATAATTCAATGATTTTATTTGTATATAATTCGCCACATGTAAAAAAGTCCATATATACGGTCTTAGATATGAAATTTATATGAAGAGTTATATTTGATAATGATATAATTTGAACTATGGAATAACCAACCAAATCATTATCCCTATTAAATTCATTATCCTCAAATTCCTCTACTATTAATTCCCCTTTTCGTTTCATATCACCAATAACGCATAACTTATTTATGAATTCGTTAATAATATCAATATTCGTAATCTTGTCATTACATCCTGACGCGTCCAATATTAAATGAGAACCGAACACCATATATATATATATATATGATATTAAAAAAAAAATTATTCAAGTACTAATGTATAACGTTTTTTAGTATTATAATATTCTCGTTGATATTGTTTGCATTTTTCCCTATAATCTTCGTCGTTCGCATATTTACTTTTAACGGCTTTATTAATTCTTTCTTTTTCTTTTAATAATAATTCTGGGTTATTATTCATTACTTCCTTTATTCTAGCGTATTGTTTAGCGGTAGGCATTGTTTATTATCGTTAATATTTGCTTATATATTTTATTAACCATATTTACCTACATTATATCCCCCTTATTCTTTTAGAACTCCTTCTATATACTCCTTACTCTCTTTTTAACCATTATATTTATATATATTCTTTATTATTTATATTCTCTTATCAATAGTAGTAATAGTAATAGTAATAATAATAATAAATAAGAAGTAATAATAATGGTTTATAAATATAATAAGGAGTTAGGGGAGTTTTAGGAGGTTTTAAGAAAAAATAATTTTGAAAAAAAAATAATAAAATTAATTTTAATTTTACCTTTCACTTTTTCCTATAACGATTTTTTGGCAAACTCGCCACTCCTTACCCCCTATTCGTTAAAATAGTTTATATAAAGATAATGTATATATATTATATAAATGATGTCTAATGAAATATATTATGATAAGATTAATATTAAAAAATTAGATTATATTATAAAAAACTATGACCAGTTTAAAGACATAATCGAAGAACAAGAAAAAGACATGAGAAGAACCTCTTCTTATGATGCTTTAAAATCCTTTCAAAAAATGAAGAGTAGTGTTTTTATTCCAAGAGAGTTATTAGATTCTGAATATGGTCTAATTAAAATAACTTATAAGACTGGTGAAAATAGTAATGGAATTGGCCGATTATATGCAGATAAGGGAATTGGAATTCAGCCTCTTTGCTGTGCCGTCCGTCATACCATTTGCAAGGATTTGTATTATGATATTGACCAGGTCAATAGTCATCCAACAATTTTAAACCAATTACTAAAGAAATATAATATGACCTCACCAAGACTAGACAAATATCTCAACAACCGCGAAAAATACCTTTCTAAAATTATGAGTGAAGAAGAATGCACAAGAGACCAGGCAAAAACCAAAGTCATATCTGTTATTAATGGTAGTAATAAATGTAATGGTTATAAATTAAAATCGTTAATAAAAGAACTTACACCTCTATTAACGACATTAATATTAAAAGACGAATTTAAATATATTTATGAAAATGTATTTAAAAATTATAAAACAAATATAATCGGTAAAACGGTATCAAGAATTTTACAAGTAATAGAAAACGACATCTTGATGCATAATATAGACTTCTTTTATAAAAGAGGTTTAATTGATAGGTATAAGAATGGTTCATTGGTCTCATTAATATTTGATGGTTTCCAGTTGTTGAAGTCACCAGAAATACCCGAATTATTAAAAGAATGCGCCACCTACACTAAGAATAAAACAGGGTATGATATTGAACTTAAAATTAAGGATTTTGATAATGAATTAAAATTACCAGATAATTATAAAGATGGTTTTAATATTAATGAATATGTAAGAGATAAAATAAACAATATCAGAGACTATGATGAATTAAAAATGGAGTTTGAGAGAACAAACGCCAAAATTATATATCCACCAATGATAATAACTTTTACAAATAAGGGTTATGAATTACAATCAATTAATAATTTTTCTAAGAGTTTTCAACATTTAAAATGCAATGTTATGAAGACTACTAATAAAGGAATGAAGGAAAGGAAAGTGTCATTTATTGATGAATGGTTGAATGACCCAGATATTAGAATTTATGAGAGAAATACATTCAAACCACCACCATTAATTACGGAAGACTATGAGCATAATTGTTGGATTGACTTCAAAATTAAACAGGAACCACTGATATTAACGGATAGGGATTATTTTAAAGAGTGGTGTGATTTTTGTTATAATTTAGTAGGTGATAAAAAAATAGCAGATGTTATTATCGCTCGATATGCCCAACGAGTGCAGACACCGGCGAAGAGAAGTAATATTTGTATGGTATTATATGGTGATGAGAGAATTGGTAAGAATAGACTTTTGGCACCTATTAAACAAATTTTAGGGGAGTATTATCAGGAATTAGACAGCGCTAAAAAATTATATGAAAAGCATTCAATGTATGAATACCAGAAATTATTTATTTGCATTAATGAGGCTCAAGGTCTTGACAATTTTGCAAACGCCGATATACTTAAAACTCGTATTACTGAACCGACCATTCCAATTAATCCGAAAGGTATTCAACCCTTTCAAATTGATAATATGTGTGATTATGATATGACAACTAATAATTTTAACGTTATTAAAATAACAGACGATAGTTATCAGCGATTTTTCCAAGTTGAATGCACCAATTATTATAAAGGTAATCAAGAATTTTTTAATGATTATATTAATAATATCGAGAATAATAAAACAGCAATAAGACAGATATACGAGGGTCTGATGAATTTTGATATTAAAACTATTATTCCATCTGGTAATTTCCAAATGGATAAACCTACAACAGAAATTGAAAGACAAGTTAAAGACCAGAATAAAGACAAGATATTATTATTTCTTGAAGATATGTCAAGAGAAAATGAAGAGACTGAATTTACCACCTTAAAATATACTAATCAAGAGTTTTTCAATATGTGGTTAGAATGGTTAAGACAATGTAAAATTAATTTGGAAATGGATAAACATAAATTTGGTATTAGATTATCTAAACTTATTAAACAAAAATTTAATAATGATGAAATTATTAAAGATACTAAAAATAGTATAACTAAGATTAATTATAAGAAATTGGCCTTCTACTTTAATAATATAAAGACATCTTAACGAATTTTAAAATAATGATAATATATGAAATTGAACACCCGACAATAAAAGAAGATTATAAAAAACAAGAAAAACTTAATCCTAAATTTTCATTTAAAAACACGTGTGAAATTTATAATTATAAACATGATATATGGGAGGTCTATTTTCCACATTTTTTAAATTTAACAAAAAAACATATCGATGATAAATATATAGCAACATGTATATTTTATGATATGGCAGGATATAATACTATGGTTAAAGGGTTATTGAATGAAGAGAGTAAATATATATATAAAAAAAAATATGAAAATTTTAGATTACCAAATTACGACACAAAGGACTTTTCATATGATGATTTAAAAATCATTAAACAAAATACTAAGAAATATTATAATGGTAATTATTACGAATACGACAGGAGAGAGTATATCAAAAATTGTATAATTAAAATTAGACCTATTAAAAATACAAGTGGCTATTCATTCGATTATAACCCTTTAATAATTAAAACTAACTACTGGGTGGTTAAGAACTCTTATATGGTCGAAGAAATTATATAAAGATATATTAACGAATAAATATAATTATAATGTTTGATTTAAATTATTATAATAGAATTTCAAGAACAACTAAATATTTACAAGAAGATAAAGCCAAAGGAATGTCGCGAGAGCATATCCATAATATACAAAAATATAATCATAATGATAAAAAACAATTTTGGATTAATAGAATAACAGAAATACCTGATGAAGTCGTGCGAAATTATATGTTATTAGAATATCATCAAAAAGGCGAACGTGCATTAAATGAGATATTTGAAGAAATACAAACCCATCGAAGAATAACGGGAAAACGTCCCTGTTAATTTCCCTTTTATTTTTGCCTATTTTGCTTATAATCCAAAAGCAAATTTCGAAAGTTTAAAGCAAACTTGCCAGACCCCTGGGTATATACACACCCAACCCTCTAAACCCTCCTATTTTCAATTTCCTTAAATCCCTGAAAATGATATAAGGACAAGACAACATATAATATTAACGAACAACCCACCCTTAATGACCCCTTCAACCCTCATCAATCTTATTATTCTTATTAGCCTTGTTGCGATGGCATCAGCCACCACAACTAATATCACTTATACCAATCAACCAACTTATTATATGATTATTAAAGAGACAATTGAGCCTTATGGAGACTTCAATGAATATTTGAGAGTTAAAGAGGTAGAAATGGTTTATTATAATATCAGTGATTATACCTGCGTTAATGCCGATGATAACATCGGTATTTATAAAACCATTAATAATTTTATCATTGATAATGATATGACTAGCTTTGTCTTTTTATTATTATGTATGAATATCATTATTAATATTATTTATGTATTTAATAGAATTTATTTATTTATGAAATATTATTTATATTTAAATAATTATATTAAAGAACTTGTAAAAGAGGCATATGTAGAGGAAACAAAGCCTGAGCCAAAGCCTGAGCCAGTGCCTGAGCCAGTGCTTGAACCTGTATATGAAATTCCTAATGTAAATATTAAAGAAGAGGTTATTGTAGATGATGAGGACAGTGATGACAACTGCACCATTTATAAGACCCATAAAATTGAATTGACAATCTTTGATATTGATGAAGTTAAATTCGATGATGTTATCGAGCCTGGTGAGTGTTATATCGAGGTATTAGACAATTTATTATATACTCATAATTATAAAGCTATCAAATTTACTAATTTGACATATCGAGATTTAGTAAAGTTATTAACAACAACATTTTTAAAATTACCAACTAGCCATATAACTATGGATAGTATAAATAAAAATAAAAGGTTGGATGGTGTGCCAATCATTAGTATTAACTATTAATTTTTTTTTTTTGCTGTTCTATCAAATTCATTTAAATTTTGTTTAATTAGATTTTCTAAAGGAATATTTCTTTTTCTTCTTGGTGTTGATGGAACAGAACTAGATGAACCAACTGGAGATGATGGAAATTGTAAAGGAGTATTTCTTCTTCTTGGTGTTGATGGAACAGAACTAGATGAACCAACTGGAGATGATGGAAATTGTAAAGGAGTATTTCTTCTTCTTGGTGTTGATGGAACAGAACTAGCTGAACCGACTGGAGATGATGGAAATTGTAAAGGAGTATTTCTTTTTCTTGGTGTTGATAAACCTGAAGCATAAGATGATGGAGATGAAGCTGAAGCATAAGATGAAACTGGAGATGATGGAGCTGAACCATAAGATGAAACAGATACGGGAGTATTAGGTGTTCTTTTTGGTGTTGATAGAGGTGTTATATATTTAGTACCTTTTATTTTACGTGAAACTTTTCTTTTCATTTTTTTTATTTTTATTTTTTTCTTTTGTATCATAGATGTACCCATAGTTGTACCTACATCTTTGTATCCAGGACCAACAATTATATCTGGTGGTTCTGTAGATGTTCCACTATCTACTTTTTCTTTAGTTTTTGTTTTTGTTTCTGTTCCCATATCTTTCATTTTTTCAGCTCTTGCTGCTTTGGCTGCTGCCTTAGCTTCTTTGGCTGCTGCTTTTTCTGCCTTTGCTACTGCCTTAGTTGCCGCCTTAGCTTCTTTGGCTGCTGCTTTTTCAGCCTTTGCTGCCGCCTTAGCTTCTTTGGCTGCTGCTTTTTCTGCTGACTTAGCTTTTTTACCTGTTGCTTTTTCTGCCTTAGCTGCCGCCTTAGCTTCTTTGGCTGCTGCTTTTTCTGCCTTTGCTACTGCTTTTTCTAATTTTGCTATTGCTTTTTCTGCTGCTTTTTCTGCTTTAATTGTTGCCTTTTCTGCTTTTTTTTCTGCTTTTGCTCCCGCCTTGGCTTCTTTGGCTGCTGCTTTTTCTGCTTTAATCGCATCTCTTTCTTCTTTTGTTTTTTTAACCATATTCTAATATTAACAAAGATTAAAATATTATTTTATAATAAATGAAAATAGATGATTTAAAAGGAGTAACGGATATTAATCGAGTTATTAAGAATGCTATTAAATATTTTAATGACCCTAATATAAAAATTTATGTATCAACGCAAAAATATAAAAAGTTTATGGTCCAACGTCCTGACGGTAAATTCGTACATTTTGGGGATAATCGTTTTATTGATTATACTAAACATTTAGATGAACAGAAAAGAACATCTTATTTAAATAGAGCTGTTAATATAAAAGGTTTCTGGCGTGATAATAAATATTCACCGAATAACCTTGCAATTAATCTTTTATGGCAATAATTAATATATATTATTATAATAAAATGAAAGATAATTTAAATGATAGAATTAAACTTTATAAAAGTATAAATGTCTTCTTTAATAAAATTAAAGAAAAATTGGGAGATACATGTATAAGAAATAATAAAATTGGTACCGAAATAACAGTAGGAAAACAAATAAGTAAGTCAGGGTCATACGGTGTTGTATATAGTGCATATTTTACAAACTTAAAAGAACTAGAATTCGTTATTAAAATAGCTGAAAAAATAGACGTGAATAAAAAAGATATTGAAGTAGGCATGAGAGTTAATGAAATATTGATTAATAAAATATGCCCTAATTTTCTTTTTCAATATAATAATTATAGCTGTCAAAATTCCTATTATATTTTAAATGAATTGGCCGCTGGTACATTATCAGAATTAATATTTAAATTAATTAAAAAAAATAAATCAATTAATAGTGATATTATTTTTAATGCATTAAGCCAAATATATATGTCTATTATATGTTTTAATAAATATTTAAATTTAAATCATAATGATGCTCATTATAATAATATCTTATATCGTAAGGTAAGAAAAGGGGGATGTTATCATTATATATTATTTGGTGAAAATTATTATATTAAAAATTTAGGTTATCAATATTATTTGAATGATTTTGGCCTAGCGTCAAATTTAACCTCCTATAAAAAAGACTTGATATTCTTCACCGAGAAAATTATGGAGTATTCAGAGGCTGGTGCTTTTACTGATGATATTAACGGATATTTAAAAGACTTATTAATATTACTTAAACGACCAGATAGCCAAATGAAAGAGATATTCAAATATATATTTAAATATGATGTATATATACATACTGATAAAATTATTAATAAACAACCATATATAATTGAGACATTACCAGGAGCACGACCACAACGAATATCTAAACCCTCGACAGTTGCTAAAGTTTGTGGAGAAGGTAAAATATTAAACCCTAAAACAAATCGCTGTATTGATGCAAATGGAACAACTGCTAAAAAATTAGGACTTACACAAAAAAGACCACGAGGAAGACCTAAGAAAATTAAACCAGAAGAACCAGTGCCACCATCTGCAATAAGTGAAGTTATCCCTGATGAATATAATTCATTATCAAAAGAAGAAAAACAATTAAAGAAGAATTTACCATCATCTATAAACCCTCGTTATATATTCAATGTTGATTTTTTAATAGACCAATTAAAAAACAGTGGTAACAGTAAATCATATATTATATCTCAATTAGATATTATAAGAAATGATTTAATAGATAT